CACCGTGGAGGCGTTGTAGTTCACGGTGTGGTCCACGGCCGTGGCCCAGTTCGCCGCCTCCCTGACGGACAGCACGCCGGTCCTGGCGGTTCCGTCGAGAGTGTAGCCGGTGAGCTTGAAGGAGTAGATCTCGCTCCACTTCTTCGATGCGTTTGTCTTGTGGACGATGGCGATCTTCCCGCGGAACATCGGATGGTCCACGCCGATGGCGACCACGCCGACCACGGTGAAGTTGGACATGAAGGACGCGGAGTTGTAGGTGTCGACGTCCACGAAATGCAGGGCGGAGGCTCCATCCAGGACGGCGATGGAACCGGTGAGGGCGGCGCGGACGTCCACGATGACGTTCCGGCCGTCGAACTTGACGGCGTTATCCTCGCCGACGAGGCTGATCTGGCTCTCGAAGGAGCTCTTCGCGGCGGCTGCGTACTCCGCCTCGGTCTTGTAGTACTGTATCATGGCTTAGGCGTTTTTCCAGCCGGAGACGGCCGTGTTGTTGATGGCGTAGTAGACACCGGCAGAGCCAGCGTCCAGGTTGATGTAGACCTGGCCGGCGAACCAGGGGATGCCGTCCCAATGGAGACCGGCGGGCCAGTTCTCCGGGACCGTCGCCGCAGCAGGCACACCGTGGCCCAGGAGCACGACCGGGGCGTTGTTCTTGGTGTACTCGAGGGCGTCAAAGTTGCCGGCGGTCGCGTTGCCGAGACGGTCATGACGGGCCTCCAGGGCTGCGACGCGGGCGGCGAGGGAGACCACGGCCTCTCCCATCGTCCGGTGCTCGTAGATGCCGAAGATCTGGCTGGTGAGGTTGGCCAGCGCGCCGTGCTTCACGACGACCACTTCCATGTCGGTGAAGCCCGGCTTGTAGGAGATGACGCACTTGCAGGACTGCGGGATGTTCGCCACGTAGTAGCCGCTGTCCGGGATCTGGACCCAGCGGTCCTCGTTGTTCGGGAGGTAGCGGTGCTCGGTGTAGGTCTCGCTGGTGTAGACCGGGTGGCCGGTGTTGGTCGTGGTCTCCTCGGTGGTCACCGTCTCGGTGCCGGTTTCCGGATCGACCTCCACGACGTAGTACAGCGGCTGGCCTCCGGCGTTGGTCTTCTGGACGACCCGCGTGCGCTCGATCTCCTCGTAGATGGCGATGACGGAGATGTCGAGGGCGGCGTGGCTGGAGTCGGAGGGGTTGTACCCGGTCTTGATCAGGAGCTCGCTGCAGGCTTCCACGTCGAAGGGCGCGGAGATGTTGAAGGCGGAGTTCGCGACGGCCGTCCGGCTCTCGCACTTGACATACTTCCCGGCCTCACCGACCGCGAGCTGGACGGTGGAGTACTCGGCCCTGTAGCCGAGGTCGCGGAGGATCCTCGCCTTCGTCTCTTCGAGAGCGGCGACCCGGTCGGCATAGTCCGCGGCCGCCTGAGCGGCGGCATTGGCTGCCTGGGCGGCGGTGTTCGCCGAGGCGGCCGCCTCGTTCGCCGCGGTGGTCGCGGTCTCCGCCAGGCCGAGGGCCGTGGTCATGGCTGCGCTCTGGGTCGCGAAGGTGTCGGCGCGAAGGGTTTCAGCAGCTGCGCGAGCCCGCTCGGCGGCCTGCCGGGCCTCCTCGGCTGCCTGGGCTGCCTGGGCTGCCTGCGCCTGCGCCTGCGCCGCGAGGACACGGGCCTGCTCGGCGGAGACGCGCTGCTGCTCGGCGGCGGCGATCTGGGCTTCCTGGGCTGCCGCTGATGCAGCGGCGGCGAGGGCATCGGCGACGGCCGCGTTGTACTCTGCGACGAACTGGTCCTCGGTGCCCTGGTAGCCACGGGCGACGCAGAGGTCATAGATGGACTGCCCGACTTCGACGACCTTCATCCAGGTCTCGGGATCCGTTCCCGGCCGGACGCTGTTGTTGTCCTTCAGGGAGATGTAGCCGCAGCCGTCGCCACCGCCGGAGAGGCGGTTCAGCACGAGCGTCAGCTTCTCGTAGTTCTTCCCGGTCGCCCAGTCACCCCCGGGGGTGAGGCCGACTTTTCCAAGATCGATAATTGCTTTCATAAGTTGGTATAGTAGTGATGTTTTATACGGTTACAGTCAGGTGGCCGTCCTTGAGGGAAAAACGGCCGGTCGCGGCGGCGTCGTCGTCGCTCATCCTGAGGTGCATCGCCGCGTCGATCTCGAAGGTCGGGAACAGCAGGCCGCCGTCCTTCCCGTCCTCCCCGGGGTCGCCCTTAGGGCCCTGGGCACTCACGCCTGTGTCCTCATATTCGAGGGTGCTGTCGTTGAAGGCGAACCAGTGCCCGTTGCTCCCGACATAGGGGCTCCGCCCGTCGCGTCCGTCCTGCCCGATAGCCGTGGACTCCGTGGCGACATATTCGCCGGCGGAAGCGTCCCAGATCCACCAGACGCCGCCGATGATGACAGGCTGGTGGGCGGCTGCGTTCTCAGCCTTCTCTGCGGCATTGAGGGCGGCGGCGATGGCGCCGTCCAGGATGGAGGAGCTGACGTCGGTCACCTCGATCTCCACGTCCACGACCGGATCCTCCAGGACAACCTGGTCGTCGGAGAGGTTGGCCGTCCGGGGGACGATGTTGACGGCGGGCTTGTCGTAGGTCTTCACCCTGCCCTGGTAGGTGGCGCGGATGATGATGGAGTTCACGCCGAGGTACTGCGGCTTGTTCGCGGCGTACTCGCAAATGAGGATGGTCGGGTCCTCCGCGTCCACGGAGACCTCGCAGCGGCCCGCAAGGGCCTTCTGCACGTCGGAGAAGACGTGCGCCTTGATGTCGGAGAGGCCGTCCCAGGAGATGGCCGTCCCGTTGTCTTTCAGCCGCACCCGGAAGGTGAAGTCCGAGCAGGCGCGCCCGTTGGGCAGTGTAATTGTTCTCGTTGCCATAGCGTCGTTGCTTTCTATCTTACCTGCTCCAAATACACTTTGGGAACCTGGACCTCCTCAGGCTTGAGGTAGGCGCGGTTCGTGAACAGGAGCAGGGCGGCGATGATCATTTCGGTCATGGTTTGAACAGGTATTTGCGGAACGTCCAGAGAAGCAGGCCGAGACAGGCCAGCAGAAGCCACGGAAACGCCCCTATTTTCGCTTTTTGGCTCCAGGATAAGGATTTCTCCACCGGCACCCGGACGGTGGTCGTGTCGTGCCTTTCTACGACCCGGACGGAGTCCCGCCAGCGGTCGCGGAAGACGTACCGGTCGCGGAAGCGGTCCACGTAGACCGTGTCGCCCTTCACCCACTCACGGATGTAGATGGAATCGCGCCGGAAGGTCGTGTCCCTGTGATGGACGGCGACGGTGTCGCGCTGGATGACGACGCTCTCGCGAGCTTTCCAGAGAGAGGAGCATCCGGGGAGGGCAACCACTAAACATAAACCCGCGGCTGCTGCCCTTAATCTTTTTTTTAAGTTGAACATAAAACCGCGCCCTCCCCTTCGCTCACTTTATCTCGATGGTGATCTCCTCGCCCTTGTCGGCGGCGGCCTTCATGAGCTTGTAGATCTGCTGAAAGCAGGCTTTGCTGTCGGTCAGCTTCCCGGCCTTGGTGTTCTTCCCCACCAGGATGCATCCACGGGTGTCCAGGGCGGTCGTCCCGGGGTGGATGAGGATGCCGTCGAAGCCGGGCACGCTCAACAGCCGCGGCATCTTGCCCCGGCAGAACTGCCAGTACCAGGCGACGGCCGCGTACTTCGGCGAGGTGACGTTCATCGCCAGGCCGTAGGTGCCCTTGGGGATGGCGGTCTCGCCGGCGATCTTCCGCTTCTGGATGTACAGCAGCGGGTCGCCCTGCTTCAGGCCGCGATCCTTGTCCTCGAGGGTGTTGCAGTAGTAGATGCCGTCGATGTACAGGCGGCCGATGGTGTAGGTGGCCTTGGGCCACTTGCGCTCCACGGTCAGCTTCATGCCTCGGCCTCCTCTTTCTTCACGAAGCGGCCGTTGACTCCCCGGGCCTGCCCGCGCGCCTGGACGGACTTCTTCGACGGGACGAGGTCCGGCTTGATCTCCCGGATGGCATCCCGGAGCTGGGCGTTCTCGATCTTCAGCTCTTCGTTCTCCTTCCGGACGGCTTCGACCTCCGCCCTGAGGTCGCGGACCTGGGCGGTGAGGGTGTCGATGGTCGGCTTGTAAACTTTCTCCACGATGGAATGGATGTTGTCAATCTGGTCGGCCCGAACCTCCGTCTCGGCCTTGTCTGCTGCTGCGCCCTCCTGGCGCACACGGGAGCGGATGGTGAGGATCCTGGAGATCCATCCGCCGAGGACCGCGGCTCCTACGAGCTCGCCGATCCGGATGATGGCGTCGATTGTCATGGCTGAAATTGTGTGTTTAGTCGATGATGATGCCGTCCAGGGCCGCCAGGTCCTCGAAGGTATACTCGCCGTCCTTGACGGCCTTCTCGAAGTCGTCCATGGTGACCGTCACGAGCTCGAGGTCTTCCGTGACCTCCTCCTGGAACATCTTCTGGATGGTCCGGTTCATGGACGCCTCCGCGCGAAGGAACTCGTCGTGGTCGGTGACCGGCTTGCCGGACTCCCGGAGGACCTGGACGTCCAGCAGCTCCTCGGCGAAGTCGTCGCGGAACTTCTCCACCAGGTCGCTCCGCTCCTGCTCGATTTCGCGGGACACCTTCCGGAGCCTCCGGTAGTCGAAGATGAGGGTGCTGCGAATCTTGTCGTTCTTGACCTTGTTCACGGGGATGCGCCCGAAGGCGTTGACCGCGTTTTGGATGTCGATTTTCTTCATGGGTTTATGAGATGTTTATGGTGATCGCGGTCGTGTCGGCCGTCGATGTGACCGGGCTGTGCATTTGCACAAGGAGCGAAAGCACGTCCGCAAGGCTGGACCCGTCCCCGTTCGTGAGGAAAAACTCCCAGGAGACCGTGGCGCCTGCTTGGACCGTTTGGCTGAACAAGGGGTTCACCCCCGTCGTGTACTCCATCGCGTCGAACAAGACGTTCCCGGTGCCTTCGAGCGCATCGTAAAAGCGAAAGAGCGGATAGAAGACGACGTTCTGCGCTGTGTCCGTGTTGTTCGTGACCGTCCCGGATATACGGATGGCATTCGATGCCGCCCGGGTGGCGGCCCTTGTGACGTTGATGGTGAACGGAGCCACCTGCGGCGCCGTACCCTCCAGAAAGTAGCACTGGTTCGCCTGATAGTTCCAGTTCCACTTCCGCATGTTGAGGTCCTGGATGTCGGTCGTTTCGGTGAAATAGATGGCACTGATGAAAGGGACGAGGACGACGGTCCCGCCGACCACGCCCGGGGTGAGGTCGATGCCGGACTTGACGACCTGGATCAGGGCTCCGTTCGTGACGCCTATCTTCGTATTTGACGCCACCGCGTACCGGAGCTCCCAGTCTCCGTTCGCACCCGTCGCGAAAATGGCGACCGCCGGATAACAATCCGCGAACAAGGCCATGTTCCGCGGGCACACATACTCCGCCGGTCCGCCCCACTGGAAGGAGCAATACAGGGTGGATGGCGTTTCCGTCACGCTGAGTCCCCACGGATTGGACGAGAACCGCGGGACGTGGTTGTAGCAGTCGAAGTCGTCAAAACGGCCAAACGACACCGGCGGGTTGAAGGTCCACAGCTTGTTGTAGATGTCCATGAGGTGGCCGGTCGTGTTCGGGATAGAATACCCGTACATCCCATCCGGGCCGCCTGTGGCGAAATTGGGATTCTCAGGCCCTCCGTCGCCCTCGTAGGGCTTGAACAGCGCGTCCGGGTTGATCTTTGACGACAGCGCCAGGCTTTTGATGTCGTTCTTCCCGGACACGATCACGGCCTGGATATCGGCGATGGAGATCCCGCCCGGAGGAGTCGTCGAGCTGTCCTTGTATATGCGTCCGTTCCCGTGCGGCATGGCTCAGTCCTCCCCTTCATCTTGGACGCCGCCGGAAGCCACCCAGCCAGTGGCGCTGATGTTTCCGTACACCGTGACCGTGCGGGTCCTCTCATCGTAGGAGAGCCACGGCTGCCGGGCCTCCTGCTTCTCCAAATCGTTTACGGCCTGTTTCAGCCCTACGACTTCGTTATTAGCACCCTTTTCGAAGCGTCTCACCTCCCCGGACAGGGCGGAGTCGCGAAAGATAAGGACCACCCCCATCGCAACAGCGACGAGGGATAGGACGAGAGAAATGATTGCAGCTGCTAACATGATATTATGCGTTTGTCTGGACCCCTCCGGCGGCGACGAAGCCGTCCGCATAGAGGCCGTAGTTAATCGTGTCGGTGGTGTCCCTCTTGGTGATGTGGAGGGCCTTGTTCGTGGCGTCGTACTCAATACGGAGAGGACCGACGTCGATGTGGCTCGTCTGGGCCAGAGCGAGGTCGCCTGTGAGGTCTGCGTTCACTCCGTAAATGTTCGCCCAGCGGTAATTGGCTCCGTTATAGCCCAGGTTCACCCCGGCGGTTTCGGGATAGAAGCCGTAGGTTTCGTGGAATGTCAACTGCTTGTAGGAGTTCGCGATGTTCGCCCCTGCCTGGAGGACCATATAGCCGGATTGGAACGACAGGTAGCCGGTCGTGACGGAGTTGTCGGTAGCCTTGAAATTGATCTCCTTCGCGGAGACGGTCTGTGCATTGACATCAGAGAACCGCCTCATGGAGTAGCCGAGCGAAGAGCCGAGGTCGGCGGACGGAACGATGTCTCCACCAATCACAAGGTCGCCGGAGAAGTCGCCGCCCACGGAGTACAAGTAACTCCAGCGATGGTCGGAACGACCGCACGGGACTGCTTCGTTCCCGCCGTGGAAGAAGCCGTAGGTAGCATTGAACACATACTGACCGTATGCCGCCCCACCGGGAGCCTGGAGACTGATAAATGCCGATCCGTCGGCCATCCCGATATTGCCCCGCTGCGTCTGCCCGTCGTCGGACATGAAGGCAAAGTAAGTGGTGTAGATGTTCCGTATGTATCCAGAGAGGAAACGGCGGTCGGATGTGCCGATGCTGTTCGTGGAGTCGGCAGCGGTGAGGATGCTCGCCCCGGACATGGTGAGCGGCCCCGTCAGTGTTCCACCCGTCAGTGGCAGGTAGTCAAGCTCCGGGATGTCAGTCTTCACGAGGCCGGACTTGTAGGCCAGCGAGCCGAGCCCGGTGACGGCGATGTTGTCCACCGTTCCGGCGGCCGTCGTGATCTTCAGCGTACCGTTGTTCGTGCCGCCGGCGAGCGTCACCGCCTGGTGCGCTGTCAAATAACCCGCGTTTGCGTGGTCTCCCCAGCCGTAGGCGGTCTCCCCGTGGTCGATGTAGGTCCGGTAGGCGGACGAGATGGAGATGGTCCTGGAGCCGGTGGTCGTGATGGCCGTGCCGGAGTTCGTGACCGTGATGCCGGTGCCGGAGGTCAGGGTGACGGAGGTCACCGTGCCGGTGTTGGACGTCTTGGCGTTCCAGGAGTCGATGTCGGTGGCAGCGATGCCCGCCGCGGCGGACGCCGAGAAGACGGGGTCGCTTTCGCTGGTGATGAAGCCTCGGCTGTTCACCCAGGCTTGCGTGGCATAGCCGGAGAGGTCCGGCGTGATGGCGGACTGGGCGATATTCGTCCAGGCGGTGCCGTTCCAGGAGAGGAGGTTGCCGCTGGCCAGCGTGCCGAGGGACACGTCGCCGAGCTCGGACAGGAGCGAGGCACCGCCTCCACCGCCGCCGCCCGTACCGACGCCGCCTGCGGATATCCAGCCTTCCGCCCAGAGGCCCGCGTAGGCGGGGTTGAGCTTCAGGGTGAGGACCCCGTTCACCGTGACCGGGATAAACCAGTCCAGGGTGTAGCCGTCGGCGTTCGCCCCGGCCCTGTCAGCGTAGCCCGCGGAGGCCTTGACGGTCTCGACGACCTCGGCGCCGGTGGTTTCGTCGGTATAGGAGTCGGTGAGGTAGATGTAGCCATCGGCCACCGTGATCATGTTCAGCGAGTCGAGGTTGGCGTGCGAGTGTGTAGATCCGGACGGAACAAAGCCGGCGCCTCCACCGGCGACCGCCGCCGATGTGGAGACGATGGACATGCCGGCCTCCCTCAGGCGCTCGGAACGCGGGCGGGCCGCCCGGTTGATGCTGCTCTTTGTATAGGTTCCCATAGCTACTCTGCTGTGTATTCGTCCGGACGGACTTCGAGGAACTCGGCCTCCGCCACCTCGTCCCTGATGTGCTGGACCTCCGATGTCAGGAGCAACTTCACGCCCTCGTCCTGGGCGTCGTCCTCGTACAGGGTGACGCCTCCGGTGTCCATGGTTACCTCGCCGGAGAGGGCGGTCTTCCGGGTGGCAAACTGCGAGAAAAGCGTCCCGATGAGGAGCTGCTCGACGCTCTCGACCCGGCCCGCGCGCTTCAGCTGCTTCAGCTGCTCTCCGGTCGAACTCCTCAAGAGGATGCCCTTCGCCGTCGGGCAGACGGCGCCAGCCGTCCCGCAGATCGTCTCGATGTCGAGGTCCTCCTTCGCGTTCGGGTTGCACACGCCGCAGTACTCGATGTCGTCCAGCTCGGCGTCGTCAAAGGTGAGGGTGCGACGCACCACGGAGACCTCCGGGGCCTTGTACAGGAGCCAGCGGAGCTTGTTGTACAAGCCCTGGTCTGCGAAGCCTCCGGAGCCGTCGGCGGCAAAGTGGTCGGTGTCGTCGAAGATGTAGATGCAGTTGTACACCCGGAGCTCCAGGTAGCCACCCGCCGGAGGGTACGGGATGAATTGACCATCAGGGGCGCGCTTGAAGCTCTCGAAGGCCCACCAGTCCTTCTGGGTGCCGTTGATGTCGGTGTAGTACACCTTGCGCTTGGAAGCCTTCCGGCCTTCTGCCCAGGGTTTTCCGAAGTTCTGCCGGTTGGCCCTCCAGCCGCCGACGCCCTGGCTGTTCACCAGGTCCATCTCGGCGTCGTAGTACGCGAGGAAGGCGTCGCCGAAGGAGGCGTTCCCGCTCTTCCATCCGTCCCGCGTCGTGCCGTTGGCGTGCTTGGTAGCGGCACAGCCGGCGATGGAGTCGCCCGGGTGGCCGTTCGCGGTGATGTACTTGTTCTCGTAGTGGTACAGGGCGGTGCCGTTGGCGTTGTACAGCACGATGTCGATGGGGACGAAGGCCTGCTGGCCCCAGCTCTTGAACTCGGCGAAGTTCTCGTTCTCATTCCCGTCCCCGTCTTCCTCGGCGTCCTCGAAGGGGTTGTACCGGACATCCGCCAGAGCCTCCATGAGGATCCGGACGAAGTTGTTCTTCTGGTCTTCCGCGCTCAGGGGCGGCAGGTAGATCCTCTCGGTGCGCATGGCGACGCTTTGCGAGCGCGCACCAGGACGGATGCCCTTCAGCACCGGCCAGCCGGACGTGAGAGGACCGTGGCCACCGGTATAGAAGCCGACCGCCACGCCTTCCGACTCCGAGCCGCCCAGCATCGGGTAGATCTTGAAGAAGCGGTTATTCCCGCCGATGGCGGCGAGGCCCTTGCACTTGGTGGCGTCGGAGGAGCGGAAGATCGTGAAGTCGATGAGGTTGTAGTCCCAGGACCCGCTCGGCTTGTACTCGTCCGAATAGCTAAGATAGTAGCTGTAGCGGTCCGGGGTCATCTCGGACGATGTGAGGTTCGTGTACTCGGGGCCGTAGGTGTCGCCGTACTCGAACTCCTTCCCGAGCTTCGCGGAAGAATAAGGCGAGAACGTGACGCGGAGGTTGTTGTACACCCGGCCGGTGTTCATCCGCTGACCGACGCTGTCCCACCTGACGGGGACGGTGCCGGCCTTCTTGGTATACAGCCCGTTCAGGTCGTACACCCAAATGACGCCGGCCTTCTGGATGAGCTTCAGCCCGAGCGGCTGCAGGATGCCCTCCAGCACCTTCTCCCAGTCAAAGGCGACCCCGTCCTCGTCGATGAAGTTGTCCGACACGATAGACAGGGCGGCGAGGGTCACGGCGGTGTCGTCCGTGAACTTCGTCGAGGTGTAGGTCTCGTTGATGGCGGCGTAGTTGATGCCGGAGGCGGCGACGGCGCCTTCCAGGATCTCGCGCAGCGTCTTCCTGCCTGTCAAGTCGTAGGGGATGCGGCCGAGGGAGCCGAAGTCGTAGAAGGTGAGCTCCACGTCATAGTGGGAACCACGGTCGTAGGGCTCACTGTAGGTCTCAGTGTCCAGGCAGCCGCTCCAGTAGAGGGCCCCGTCGCGGTAGACATCCAGCCGAATGTCCCCGGGCACCTCGGTGTAGAGGTCCGCGTAGGTACGGTCACCGGGCGACTCGATGGTGAGGGTCGCCAGGGATCCGCAGACAGGCTCCTCGGGGCTGCGCTCATCCCACTCGATGGTCAGCGGCTCGTCGGCCGGAAAGATGAGCTCGCCGACCGCGGGAAAGTCGGCGGCCGCCTCCTGGAGGATATCGCACCTCCAGACGTCGCCGGAAAGGGAAAGAAATTCCCCGGAATATCGCAGTCGCTTGGCCATCGTTAAGAGCTTCTATTATAAACCGGGGAAAGGGTCTTCGGGTACCTAAGACCGCGAGGAGCGGCGGCGGTCCTTCTTCAGGGTGCCGTAGAGGTCACGGCCGCGGATCCGGAAGTCCACCTCGCCGCCGACGGCCGCCGGCTGGATGTACTGCCGGAGGGTGTTCAGCGGTGCGATGACCTCGGGGTTGTGCTGCGCGCCTGCATACTCGCCCATCAGGCCGAACGTCGGGCCGGAGATGACGCCGCCGTTCGCGAACTTCGGAAGGCTCGCCAGGGCGGCGAGGATGGACGCCACGGCGGCCACGGCGAGGACCGGGCCGACGTAAGGGATGGACGCCACGGCGGACGCGCCTCCGGAAGCTGCGGCCGCCGTGTTGGCTGTCGCGGCCGCGTTCTGCTTCACGAACAGGGCGGTCAGCTGCGGGAGCGCCTGGGCGATGGAGGACATGAGGTTCGAGCCCCACTCCAGCCAAGCCGCGGCGGACTCGCCAACGGCGCCGGCGAGGTCGTGGAACACGCCGGACAGGGCGCCGACCGTAGTCTGCAGGGCCTCGGTCTGCGTCATCGCCTTCGTGGTCTCCTTCGTGTACTTCTTGATGTCGGTACCCACCAGGCCGGGGAGCTGCGCCTTCTTGCCCATAACCTGCGCGGATCCGCTCAAGCTGGGGCCGCCGGTCAGGCTGGGACCGGACGAAAGGAGAGACGCACGGCGGGCGGCGAGGAGGTCGTTGTATTCCTGGATGAGCCTGCGCACCGCCTCGTTCTCTGCGCCGTACTTGTTGATGAGGCTGGTGATGCCGGAGCGCATGGCGTCGAGCCGGACGATCTCGTCGCTCTGCTTCCCGCCCAGCTCCTGGTTGACCTGGACGGCGCGCTCGACGGAGCGGGCGTAGTCCTGGACGGCCTCGGCGAGGCCCTTGTGCTTGTCGGCGGATCCGCCGGCGGCGTTCCCTCCGGAGGTGACGGCCCCGGCCAGATCCGTGACCGCGCCCTCCTCCTCGCCCATGGCATTGATGGCCGTGTTCATCTGCTCCAGCCACACCTTGTTCCGAGCATAGCGCAGCACGTCCAGCGTCCTGCGTTCCTTCGCGGTCGTCCTCTCCTTCGCCTCGATCCGCGAGATGGCCGCGTCGTACTCCTCCAGGGTCCTGAGCGTGCCGGTGCCAATGAAGGCGTCGCCGAGAGAGGCGATCCTCGCGTCGCGTCCGGACATACCCTTCGACATGTTGGAGAAGACGTTCAGCCCGCGGGCGAACCGGTCGAAGACCTGCGTCAGGACGCCGGTGGACTTCCGGAACTGGAGGATGAGGTCCTCCCAGGCGGAGCCCACGCGCTTGATGGCGCCCTCCAGGTTGTCCGTCATGGTGTTGTACATCTGGTCCAGGGCGCCGTTGGCGTCGCCGAGGGCATCGTACAGCTCACGGACATCCCCGGCCCCCTTGACGAGAGCGCTGAAGGCCGCGACGGAGCGCTTGTCCGTCATCTCCAGCTGGGTGTTCAGGTCCACGCCGCGGTCGGACAGCTCCTGCAGGGCGTCGATGATCTCCGGCATCGTGGTCGCCGTATGGCCGAGGCCTTGCACCAGCTTACCGTTGGAATCGGCGAGGCTCAGGAGGATGTTCCTCAGGGCGGTGGCCGCGCTGGAGGCGTCGAAGCCGGCGTTCGACAGGACGCCCAGGAGGGCGACCGTGTCGCGGGCGTTCAGGCCGAAGGAAGCGGCGACCGGGCCGACCACGGAGATGGAGGTCTGGAGCTTGGAGAAGGACAGGGCGGATTTGGAGGTGGAGGCCGCCATGAGGTCCAGCAGCTGCCGGGAGTCGGAAGCGTTCATGCCGAAGGCCCGCAGGGCGGCGCCGGAGAAGTCGGCCGCACTGGCGAGGTCGGTGCCGACGGCGGCGGCGAACTTCAGGACGCTCTCCTGCATCGTGGTGATCTGGCCCTCCGAGAAGCCCAGGCGGGCGAGGGAGGTCTGCAGAGAGGTCACCTCCGCGGCGGTGAAGGACGTCCTCCGCCCGAGCTCCATCGCGGACTCGGTGAGGCCGTCGATCTCGGAGGCGGACTTTCCAAGGACGGCGGCCAGCTCGGAGTTGGCGCGCTCGAACTCCTTCATCGTGTTCACCGCGTCGCCCACGCCCTTCACGAAGGCACGCACGCCGACGAGTCCCGCGGCCATACCCGCCAGGGACTTGGTGAGGGACCCGGTGAGCGACCGCAGGCCGCCCATCCGCTTCGGCAGCTGTTCCGCCTGGACGGCGGCGCCGTTGAAGGCCTTCTTCAGGCCGTCCGCGTCATTGATCAGCGCCTTGAGGTCCTTCGCGTTCCCCTGCAGCTTGTATGTTATGCTGATTGTCGATCCCATCGCTTGCAAATTTCTCTTTCAAGTACTCGAACCTCTCCCGGGTGCTCTTCTTCACGGGGCCCTTCTTGGGCTTCGCGTCCCACGGAAGAGGGAGCAGCTTCCGGGGGTCCACCGTCTTCTTCAAATGAGGCTGCACGAAGATGGTGGCCATGACTCGCGTCCGTTCCCAATCACCGTGCAGCCTTTCTCTCTCTCGCTCCGCCCAGCTCCGGTGGACCTGGTTGAACTCAGCCGGAGACAGGGCGCAGAAGTCATCGTAGGAGAGGCCGATGCAGCCCAGGGCCACACCCAGGGCCTCCTCGATGTCCGCTAACTTTTTTTTTCTTCCCCGCCTCCGTCCCCGGGCGCCGGATCCGGCGACTCGGGCTGGTTCGCCAGCAGGTCCTGCATAGCGAGCATATCCTCGGCGGACAGGTTGTCGCAGAACTCGTCGAACGTCAGCGAGAACGGGATCCGGTCCGCGGCTGACGCGGACGCGAGGCAGGCATACAGGAGCTGCGCGACCTCCTCGATGTTGCCCAAGTCGAGCTCCTCCCGCGCGAGGTCCTTACCGGTGACCCTCTTGAAGTGAATCATCGCCCCGAGGGTCATCCGGAAAGGATAGACGCGGTCGCCGACCTGGATGTTGATGGCCGTTTTCATACCAGGTTAGAGATCTTCGCCGGTGATCTTGGACGGGTCGATGGTGACCTCGCCGTTGTTCTCCAGCGTGCCGGAGTAGGTGACGTCGTCCTGGGCGGGCGCGCTCTGCTCCAGGGAGGCGATGACGAAGGAACCGGTCAGGTACGGGTCGGTGTTCTCGCGCTCGAGGGCGATGACCTCGATCGGCTGCCCGGTCTTCCAGGCGTTGAGGAGGGTCTTGAAGCCGCCCTCGGTCTCCTCGTAGTTCGTCAGGCCCTCGAAGGAGATGCTGACGCCGAGGCCGGTGACGCCCTTACCCTTCCACAAGCCGGCGGAGATGGAGGCGGAGGCCACAGGCTTCACGCTCCGGTCCTTCGTCTCGGTGTTGAAGGTTGTCGTGTGGGTGGTGCAGTGGCCGATGGCCTTGCCGCCCACCTTCAGCAGCAGGTCGCTGCCGTTGACGTATCCAGTTTTGACAGTAGGCATAATTCTGCAGTATTAAACGTTGTTGACTCTTACAGTGAAGACAAGAGACTGCACGTAGGCATCGTCGGACCAGCCCTCCTCGGAGCCTTCCAGGTCGATGGACCGCGCCACCAGACGGTGGCCGTCCTCATCCTCATAAGCCGCGCTCTGGTGATCCAGGCAGGCCCGGACAGCCTCGGCGAGGTCGATGCTCTCCGCATAGGTCCTGCCGTAGCAGAGCATCTCGAGCGCTACCGTGTCGGCGCCCTGCCCGGGACCCTTCGCCGGCTGCCGGTCGTAGTTCGCGCGACGGTAGCAGACGTAGGGGAGCTGGGCGTTCTCCTCGGCGACCACGGGGTAGACCTTGGTGGCCAGGGCGGCGACCCGCTCATCGGAGATAAGCAGGTCACGGACCAGCAGGCCCACGCTGAGGGAGGTGACAGGCTTAGACGATGCAGCCATACTTTTTCGCAGTCTTTTCCACGGAAGCCCGGAAGCTGTCCTGGAGGGTTTGGTTGATTTGCGGGCCGACCTGGCGGTTGGCCTTGACGATGAACTGGTAGGCCGGCATCCGGCCCCTGTAGGCGCCGTTGAACAGGTAGCGCTTCCGGAATCCCGTCTTTGTCCTGTGGGACCCGCGGGAGCCCTTCAGCCGCCTCTCCTTGGTGCCGTCCTCGGCCCAGATCAGGACCGGCTTCTCCAGTCCGGCCCGGGTGAGGTGGAAGCCCTTCTTCTCGACGATCCGAGTGCGGTCCTTGCTCTTGCGGAGGACGGTGCCCACGGTGACGCGGAAGCCCAGCTTCTGCTTGAACACCAGGGCGCGCACGCCCCTCTCGAGGTCGCGGCCGCTGTGGAGATCCGCCCGGAGGTTCGAGATAGCGCTCCGGCGCAGTAGGTTCGCAGCGGCGCGGAAAGCGCTCTTCATCGCCTTGCTCCGCTGCTTCTCGTCCATCTGGGCGAAGAGCTCGCGGAGCTGCGCGTCATCGTATTCCAGGGAGCGCGCCATTATTCGTTCACCTTGTCGCAGACGAGCCGCTTGAGGCCCCTCCGCCTGTTGAACTCGATGGCGCCCACCGTGTAGGTGACGCCCTGGTAGATGACCCTCCACTTCTCCTCCACCTGATGGGCGGCGTAGATGATGACCTCCACCCGACCGTCGGGGAAGAGCTCGGACGCCTCCTGGCTGATGTGGCCGGACTTCCAGTTGACCTCGGCGTGGACGAGGCGGCCCTTCGGGTAGGAGATGACCTCCGACCCGAAGGCGTCCGTCTCTACGACAGGTTTCCGGAGCTCGACGAACTCAGTCAGGCGTCCCGCGATCATACCAGTCTCCTGAAAGGTTTCACCAGGGTCTGGACGGAATCAGGCACCTCGTGCATCACGACCGTGGACACGCTCTCGCGCTGGTTGTACCAGTGCGCGGCGAGCATGAGGACGGCCTGCTGGAGCATCTTGGGGAGGTTGCCCTCGTCGTCGACGAGGTCCTCCCGCTTGCGGTTCGTGTAGGTGACCACGGTCTCCGTCGCGGTGTCCAGCAGATGCTGCAGGTAGGCGTCGTCCTGGTAGAAGTCGTCCGCCCGGACCTGCTTCTTGAGGAGCATGATGTCCAGTTCCATGGCTCAGTGGTTTAGGCTCCGGCGCCGAGGCAGAAGGCTTCCGGACGCAGGGTCACGGTGCCGAAGTTCGTGTTCAGGACGAAGTCGACGGCGTGACGGCGCGCCAGGGTGTACGGATCCACGACCAGGTCCATGCCTCCGAAGAAGCCGGCGGCCTGGTAGGAGAAGTCACCGAAGCCGATCTTGTCGTTGCCGATGGTCGGGGTCGTGAAGACCGGGTAGCCGAGGATGTGGTCGTTCTCGCAAACGAAGCGGCCGGAGCCGGCGTCCACCTTGGTGTCCTCGAGGATCACCTTCATAGCCTCGGACATGACCCAGCACGGAGCGACGGGACGAATGCCGGAACCGAGCACGGCGGCCTTCATCTCCAGCAACTGCTTCCGGGTCGGGGCGGCGGGGGTGATGGTGACCTTGGCAGCCTTGCCGCTGGTGCCGGCGCCATAGAACGGGGACTTCGCGTTCGACGGGTCGAACAGGGCGGCGTTGATGGCGTCGGCGATAGCCAGAGGCATCTCCTCGCGGATGACGCCTTCCACGATGCCGACGCTGTTGTCCAGCTCTTCCTTCGTGACCGGGATGGCGATACCGAGACGGTCTCCGGTCATCTCGAGCTTGTTGAAGTTGATGCTGGAGTCGGTGAGCTCAGCAGCCTCATCCTTCCAAGCGGCCACAGCCTTGCTGTGCGTAGGCCAACGAAGGACGCCGACGAGGCCGGTGCGGATGTTGATGCCGACCTTGTCCCAGATGAGACCGGCGCGGAGGGGCTTCAGCATCTCCTGCTGGACGGTCGGGATGATGCCGGTGTTGGCGAGGGCCGCGGTGGTCTGAGGGCTGACATCGCGCATGAGGCGGATGGTCGCGGTCTTGCCGGAATACAGGAGCTCACGGACCTGGGTGTCCATGTCCTTACCGGGGACGTTCTCGCGGATGTTCTCGGCGGCAACCGCCTGGATCCGCATGCCGATCAGCTGGTTCTCGCGGGTGAGGGCCTCGAACTCCACGTTCTCGGCCTCGGAGCGTTCGCGCTTCTCGGTCTCACAGGCATCAGCGATTTCGGTGATGCGGTCGCAGTTCGCCTGGTACTTCTGGACCAGTTCGCGAACGTTGATGGTGTTTTTCTTCATAGACTGAAAAACTGAGGGTTAAACAAAAATTTTATCCGATGCAGCGCGACGCATTTCGCGGAGCTGCTCCTTGATTTTCTCGGTGTTCGGCTTCGGCTCCTCCACCTTCGGAGGCTCGGGCTTGGAGGCTTCCCGGATTTCCCGGGTGTCCACCTCGGTCCCCTCATAGAAAGGATCCGCGGCGAGGGTGAAGTCGTAGATGCCGGTAACCTGGCGCACCGTGTAGGTGATGTAGGTCTTGTCGTCACGGATCTCCACGGAGCGGGAGACGAAGCCCTCGTCCCAGTAATGGGTGGAGAACATAAACGAACAGCCGGCCAGGTCGCCGCGACGCACCAGCTCCAGGGCCTTGTCGCCGTCCACGGTGTTCGGGGCCTCGAAGGAGAAGGTGACGCCCTTGTCGTCCACCTCATAGGACAGCGTGCCCTTGCCCTTCTTGGAACGGGCGAGGATGAGCTGCCGGTCGTGGAACATGGTCATCTTGATGTCGCAGGCGTCCAGGACCTCCCGGGTGATTGCCTCGGGGGCGATGACCTCGACGGCCTCCTCATCCTCATCCGACCAGAGGGGCCTGGACGGGGTATTGAACAGGATGGCACGGCCGACAATGGTCCGGCTGGGGGCCTCGCCCTCGCCGGCTTCGCGCACGTGGAGCTCGGCGCAAATGGTCAGCAGCTCCCGGCGGATCTCTTCGGTCTTACTCTTCATTGGTTTCTTCAGGTTTTTGGGGCTCAGGCTGAGCGGTCAGCTCGTCGATGCCCTTCAGGTTGGCGGACACGAGGACCTTGTCGCCGCCCTCGACGGGCCGCTTGTTTTCCTCCCGACGCCACTCGTTGACGGTGTAAAGGCCAGCGGCGATGGTGGCCGCCTGATACTTCACCCGGCTGTCCAGGTCGCAGGCATACAGGCCGCGCCGGTCGAACTGGACCTTCCGCTTCCCATACTGCGACGGGGTGAACAGCTTCCGCTGGAGCTCGCACTCGATCTTCCGGAGGATGGGGTCCAGGGTGTTGTTCAGGAAGTCCACGCTCGCCATCTCGGCGCTCTTGTAGTTGTTGGACGTGTCGTCGAAAACGAAGGACGGCGGCACGCCAAAGAACCGGCAGACCTCGCGGACCGTGAACTTGCGGGACTCCAGGAACTGCAGGTCGGTCGAGGTCAGGGACAGCTGCTTGAAGTCCACCTGGCCGGGGAGGCTCACGATGTGCTTCCCGCTGTGGAACTGCCCGTCGATGTCGGTCGCGGTCTTCTTCAGCTCTTCGTCCTGGTACTCGCCGAAGCCGCGCACCGAGGTGTCGTTGGTCACCAGCCCGCGGACGTTTCCGCCGTTGCGGAACCGGTCGTAGGTCTCGGCGTCGCCGACGCGGGCGATGTCCATCGTCAGGCGAGCGAAGGCCAGCACGGACAGGCCCATCTTCGCGTCGTAGGCCGTGAGGCCCTTGATATGGATCACCTCGTGCTCCTGGAACACGCCGTCCAGGCCGTTGGCCACGTCGTGGATGTTGTAGAGGTCGTTGGAGGTGTCGTGGGAAACGGAACCGGGGCTGCAGAGCACGAAGCGCTCGAAGTCCATCAGCGCCGTGGAGTAGACCGGGACGATGTAGGCGTTCCCGGGCTCCATCAGCAGGTTCTGGATGACCCTCGCCCAAAAGTCGAAGGCATTGGTGAGCGGGTCGGGCTGGACGTTCAGGAGGTACGACAGCCGGCTGCTGCGGTCGTCGACATAGACCCCGTCCTTCTGGCGCATGACCTGGACGGGGAGCTTCGCGACACTCTCGGACAGGATCTTGACGCACCGGTACACGGTGGCGACGCAGAGAGCCGTGTCGCCCGAATAATAGGGCCACAGCTTGCCACCCTCCCGAGGTGTTGGGGGCGTCTTTTCCGCATTGGTGGACTCCCGTGAGGACACAGGAGACTTGCGGCCGAATATGCGCGTGAAAAGGCTCATGCGTGGGTAGTTTATCTACAATCCGCGCGCAAAGCCGGAAATGGTACCCTCAGCGCTCGTAGTCGATGAAAAGGCGCAGGCACATGAGCATAGTGATGACGCCGTCGATCTTGCGATCCGGGGTTAGTTTGATGGGCTTCTTGTTCTCCAGGTTGTCCTCATCCAGGACGGCGTTCCCGAAACAGTAGGCATTTATCGGGTTGTTGTTTATGAAGATATGCCCGGTTTTGACGCCGTGCTCGAAGCTCTCCACGGGAGCGGTGAAGTTGCCGTAGGTCTGCCGGACACCCGTCACCACATTGGACGCCCCGGAGGCGGATAGCATGTTCACGACCTCCTGAGACTTCCAGGGATCGTAGCCTATCTTCAGGATCCTGACAAACTTGTTCGTCTTCAGGATATACTCCACGATGGCGTTGTAGTCGATGACATCGCCAGGTAAAAGGATGAGGAAACCTTTGGACGCCCAGACCTTGTACAGCTGCTCGTTCGGGTGACCGGGCAAGGCACCCTGCGGGAAGAAGTAGGCCGTGTGAAAATAGAAACACCGGGATTCCGGCCTGTACAAGCCGAAGGTGACGGCGCTGAAGTCGTCGCTCTCCGACAGGTCGATGGCGCACATGGCGTCCGGTCTTCCGGTGATGGTGGCCAGGTCCATCGGGACGCTCACCCGGCGGGCGAGGGTGGAAGAGATCCAGACCCTGCGCTCGTTCTCGGCGAAGATGTTCAGCAGCTTAGTCCGGAAGGCGAGCATCTGCTCGGCACTCCGGAGCGCCTTCTTGTACTCCTGCCGGTAGAACTGCAGGCTGACCGTCACGCCCATGTGCGGGTGTACCTTCCGCCAGGTGTCCTCGCTGCTCTCCTCGTCATCCACGTCCGGCTCGAAGATGTGGGCGAAGAGCGCGTCGTCCTCCATGTCGCCCAGGAGGATGGCCTTGTAGCCCTGGAGCATCTCGTAGTAGGGGCCGTCGAAGACGTCGGAGGCGGTGGTGATGATGACCGTCAGCGGATTGTCGCGCACGCCCATGGACGTGGTGAGGACCGTCAGGAGGTTGGCGTCCTTCGCCTGGGAGAACTCGTCCATGATGACCGTGGAGGCGTTGAGGCCGTCCTTCGTGCGCGCGTTGGCCGTCAGGCACTGCGCAAAGCTCTGCCGGTCCTTCCTCTTGGACTTGACCGTCTTGGCATTCACCTGATAGTTACGGCCCTTCGGGTCCAGCCTCATAACGCAGTCCCGGATGACGTTGAAGCACTTCATGGCCTGGTCCTCAGAGTTCGCGCCGGTGTAGCTCTCCGCGTTGGAGTCGCCGAAAAGCAGGTCCTGGATGGCGAAGCTCGCCGAGGACGTGGTCTTGCTGAACTTTCTCGGGACATGGAGACAGACCTCCCGCACCACCCGGAAGCCGTCCTCCGTCCAGAAGGCGAAGACGGAGGCGAACTGGAAGCACTGCACCGGCGTCAGCTCATAGGTCTGCAGCCCGCGCTTGCCGGGGAAGTACAGGCTCTCGTAGAGGGCGAAGAACTGGAGGACCGCCGTGGCGTTGAAGCCGTAGCGGTCGCACATGCGGAAGAAATGACGGACGGCGAGCAGCTCGAAAAGGTTGTGGCGCTCAGGGTGCTGCTGGTTCTCCTCCAGGTACGCCACGAGCCGGACATCGACCTCGTCCAGACCATAGTCGGCGATGTTAATGCCCCGGAGCTCCTTCGCGACTTCGACCTTCAGCTCCCGCAGCCTGTCTTTCTCCTCCTCAGTCACTTCTCGGGCTCCTTCTTCTTGGGCTTGATGATCCTGGGCTTCTTGCCGGCCTTGATGACCTTCTTCGTCACCCCGATGAGCGGATCCTCCTCGTCCTCGTTGGTCAGGTTCTCAGGCGTCAGGCCGAGGGCCTTCAGCTGACGGGTGACGGAGTCCTGGGCGTCCTTCAAGACCTTGAAGGCCGGGTGCGGCGCCATCTTGCTGCCGTAGCGGGTCTCCTCCACGACGGTGACCTCCACCAGCCCGTCGATCTGCCACTGGGCCATGTCGACCGTCTTCAGGGCCGAAGCCAGGGAGGTGATCTGCATGTCGAGGCCCTTGTTGTACTTTTTGATGGACTTCAGGGCCTTTTCGATCTGCTGCTTATATTCTGCAATAGTTTTGACCATTTTTGCTTAAAAATTTTAAAAATCCCGCAAATCCGAAAAAATTGAAAATGGCGGAGAAGAC